CGACTGTGCACCAAGTCGCAACGCGGCATTGCGACTGTGCACCGAAGTCGTGCAACTGCAAGTCGCGTGCCAAGCGGCATAGGGGTATACCCCCATTCCGGTCAGCCGCACACGGGGGCGTCCCCACAACGCGCCGCGCCGCCAAGAATCACAACCTGTACACGTAAACGCGTACAGCGTCGTTGAGACAGACGTTTGACAACCAAGCAGAGCGCGTGAAATGATGCGCGCGTTTACTTTCCTTTCCTAATGCGTCTTGACTAAGGATTCCTATATGCCGATCCGCAAGCCCGGCCCCAAGCTGAAGACTGGACCAAAGTCGATTTTCAGCGCTACATACTACGAGCAGATTCAGAACTACTGTCTGCTTGGAGCATCTACAGCGCAGCTATCTGATTTCTTGTGCACGTCACAAAGCAAGATTTCAGAGTGGATGCGTAATGACCCGGCCTTTGCGCAGGCGGTGAAGAACGGGCGTGAAGACGCTGATGCCCGCGTGGCGAAGTCGCTTTTCAACCGTGCCGTCGGGTGCAGCGTCAAAGACACCCACGTTGCCGTCATCGAGGGTAGGGTGGTGCTGACTGAGGTAACGAAGAACTACCCACCAGACACCGCCGCCGCGTTTTTCTGGCTCAAGAACCGCGTGCCCGACAAGTGGCGCGAGAAGGTGCCTGACGCGATGGCGCTTACCCCTGAAGAGGTCGCCCTTGAGGCGCAACGCGTCATAGCCGCTGCAATGGCAACCACTGCCACCCCTGCGCCCGCAGCCGACACCGCCCAGCAGAAGTGAAATTGATGGCTGCATGCAGACAAGACTATATCCGCTACGCTATCACCCAGAGCAACATCGCCTAAAATCCAGCAAAGCTCGTTTTAAGGTGGTCCCGGCCGGGCGGCGCAGCGGCAAGACCGAGCTGGCCAAGCGTAGTCTTATCGCAACGGCGCTCAGCGCCAACGCCGGATGGCCAGACCCGCGCTACTTTGCGGCGGCGCCCACGCGCGATCAGGCAAAGGCGATTTACTGGGCCGACCTGAAAGCGATGGTCCCGCGCGGGCTGCTGTCAGAGTCGCCACGGGAATCCGAACTCATCATCCGAATGCGAAACGGCTCCGAGCTGTACGTGGTGGGGATGGACAAGCCGGAGCGAATAGAAGGGCGCCCCTGGGACGGCGGGATACTAGACGAGTTCGCGAACATGAAGCCGGGGGCCTGGGGCGAGAACGTGCGCCCCGCGCTCTCCGACCGCAAGGGCTGGTGCTGGCTCATCGGGGTACCAGAGGGGCGGAACCACTACTACGACGTCTGGCGCTACGCGCGCAGCGGCACCGACCCCGAGTGGGACGGCTTTACGTGGAACAGCGTAGATATTCTTGACCCGGCGGAAGTCGAGGCCGCGCGGCGGCAGCTTGACCCGCTGGTGTTCGCACAAGAGTATGAAGCGAGCTTTGTAAACTTCGAGGGACGGGCGTACTACCCGTTCCAAGAGGATACGCACTGCGCCCCGCTGAAGTACAACGCCCGCGCTCCGCTGATACTCTGCTTCGACTTCAACGTCGAGCCCGGCGTCTGCGCGGTGCTGCAAGAGCAAGTGCTGCCGGGGCAGTACGAGCGAGGACTGGACGGCGTGATGGACCTCAGCAGGCCGCTGATCGGGACTGGGGTGATAGCGGAAGTGCACATCCCACGGAACAGCAACACCCCGGCCGTGTGCAGGCGCATCGCAGACGACTGGGCCACGCATCTCGGCCCGGTCATCTGCTACGGCGACGCGTCAGGAGGAGCCCGCGGCTCCGCGAAAGTGCAAGGCAGCGACTGGGAGCTGGTCCGCGTCGAGCTGCGCCCCATCTTCAAAGATCAGATCAGCTTCCGCGTTCCGCCCGCCAACCCCGCCGAGCGGGCGCGCGTCAACGCGCTGAACACGCGCCTGCTCACCGGCAACGGCACCGTGCGGCTGATGGTCGACCCGGCGCGGGCGCCTCACGTAGTCAAAGATTTCGAGGGAGTACGGACTTTAAAAGGCGGCTCAGGGGAGATTGACAAGGCCGCTACTCCCTCTTTAACACACATCTCCGATGCAATCGGGTATTATGTGGCCCGAGAGTTCCCCGTTGACAACCGTACACCGATCGTCTCACCATTCCGTGGATAAGTCCTAACAATGTGGCAGGCTTCCGTAGCCGCTGACGCTGTGCTCGCAATGGGGCCTGACTGGCGTCTGGCGTCCGGCATGGTTGGAGTGGCCAGCCGGTCCGACGCGGTGCTCGCAATGATGCACGACTGGCGCCTCGCGTCCGACCTGCTCGGCGGCACTCGCGCGATGCGCAAGCGCGGCACCACCTATCTTCCAAGATGGCCCAACGAGACCGACGCCGCCTACCAAGACCGGCTCAACGCGTCGGTGCTGTTCCCGGCGTACAAGCGCACGGTGCAAACGCTGGCGGGAAAGCCGTTCAGCCAGCCGGTCACTCTTAGCGAGGATATTCCTGCGAGAATACGACCCTGGCTAGAGGACATCGACATGCAGGGGCGCAACCTCGCGGCCTTTGCCGGCGACCTGATGGAAACCGCGCTGGGATACGGGCTGACCGGCGTGTTCGTAGAGTACCCGCGCGCCGACGTGCCGATGACCCAGGCGCGGGAAGCCGCTGCGGGGCTGCGCCCCTACTGGATTCAGATTCTGCCGCAACAGTTTCTCGGCTGGAAAGCAGAAAGAGTAAAAGGCGTCTGGAGCTTCACGCAGCTCCGCTTCATGGAACTCGTTGAAGAAGACTACGGAGAGTACGGCACCAAGCAGGTCGAGCAGGTCCGCGTGCTGTACCCCGGCCGCTGGGAAACCCACCGCGCCACCGACGCTCTAGATAACTTTGTTCTGTACGAGAGTGGCGCCACCTCGCTTGACTATATCCCCTTCGTACCGTTCTACAGCGGGCGTCAGGGGTTCATGCTGGCGAGGCCCCCGATGATAGAGCTAGCCCACATGAACGTGGCGCACTGGCAGTCAGCATCAGACCAACAGAACATCCTGCATGTGGCACGCGTTCCGATCCTTACCGTGTCTGGGATCAACGACCCAAAATGGACAATGACGGTAGGCGCCAGCGCCGCCATCTCGCTCCCCGACGGCGCGACAATGTCGTTCGTCGAGCACAGCGGCTCTGCAATCGGGGCAGGTTCGAAAGAGCTTGAAGAGCTTGAAGAGCGCATGCGCCAAGCCGGCGCAGAGCTCTTGGTCGTGCAGACTACCGGCCGCATCACGGCAACGCAGATTCACGTAGAAAACGCCGTTGGGATGTGCGTCCTGCAACGGATGACTCTTGACGTAGAGGACGCGCTTGACCGGGCACTTCAGATTACAGCGGACTACATCGGAGAGTCTACTGGCGGCAGCGTCATGCTCTACAACGACTACGCCGCCGCTACCCTGCAAGAGGCCAGCGCGCAGCTCCTGCTCCAAACCAACCAAGCCGGGAAGCTCAGCGACGAGACGCTCCACAGTGAGTACCAGCGGCGCGGGATTCTGTCCGCTGACATCTCCTGGGAAGATGAGTCAGCCCGCATTGACGCGCAGGGGCCGGCGCTTGGCACGCTGCGCTCGGATCAGGCGCCCGCCGACGGATCGCTACCCGCCCCCGGTGGGGCAGCACAGCCCGTGGGGCCTGACAACGCAGCCACGGCGGATGCAAGCGTTGCCTTAGCGCAACACAACGCCGCCATGCTGACCGCGATAACGGAAGGCTTTGCCGGGTTAACCCTGCCCGCCCCGATCATCAACATGCCGCCGCAAGCGCCGCCGCAGATCACGGTGGCAGCGCCTACGATCAACGTCACTGTGCCCGAGCAGGCACCGCCGATCGTCAACATCGCGCCTGCGTCCATCACCGTAGAGGCGCCGCAGATCACAATGCCGACGATCACCGTCAACGTTCCAGAACAGCAGCCTCCGATCGTCAACGTCACGCAGCCACCGATCAACGTGAGCTCGCCGCCCGTGAACGTGACAATCGAAAAGGGTGGGAGCGTGCGGTTCACCGAAGACGACGAAGGTAACATCACAGGCGCGGAGCTTCAATGAGCGAACAAAAAGCCTACCTGACCACGTCCCCCGCTGAGATGCGGGGTGAAGCCGCACGCATTCCAGCCGCTATCAAGGCTCGCCCATCAGTGCTGCGCGCCACCATTCAAATCACTCGTGCCGCGACCGGGAAGGTCGAGGAATATCAAATCGTCGGCGTTGCCGAAGAAACTACACAGAAGGACTAGTCATGGCCGTTACCCATCCTGCCGCATTTCGCACCACGGTGGCCGATCTGGTCACCACCACGCTGTCCACCACGGGGAAGCTGAAATTCCGCCTCACCGGCACGGCCGCAGCGCCCGGTACGGCAGCGGCCACGCTCTCGCTTGCAAACCCGGCTGCTCCCGGGGGAACAGCAGGCGTCATCACCTTCAGCACTATCACCAGCGACACCAACGCGACAGGTAATGGCTCGCCAGTCGCCACGGCGACTCTAGAGACTGGTGCCGGAACGGTTGTCGTTCACTGCGCAGTGGCTGCAACCGCTTCAGACATCAATTTGTCTGGCGGGTTGACTATCGGTGCCGGTGACACGGTGTCCTGCTCATCGCTGACGTACACCGCTATGCCCTGAACGCGGAGGCTCCAATGCCCAAAATCCCGACGATCCCATACGACAAGGCGGTGCACTTCATCTATGGCGCGGCTATCGCAGTGGCTGCGATGTACGTGCTGATGGTGTTCGGAGTGGATCGCTCTTTCGCCAAGGGTTCCGGCTGCGTGGCAGCGCTGCTCATTGGTGGGGCGAAGGAGATTGTCGATTCGGCAATGAACCGGCGTGCCGAGAAGGCGGGTAAGCCACCCGTGCACACCGTGTCTCGGTGGGATGCCGTTGCGACAGCCCTGGGCGGGTTGCTTGTTCTGATCGCGTGACATGGCCTTGCCTCGCAAGCCCGATCCAAATCTGCCGTGGCCGATACCTCTGGCCGCGGTCGAGTTGATCGCGGATGCGGAAGGGCTGTACCTCAACGCCTACAGGTGCCCGGCCGGCGTGCCGACGATTGGTTGGGGCCAGACCGAGGATGTGCAGCTTGGCATGTGCTGGACCAAAGAGCAGGCGGACGCGGACCTGTGCAAAAGCCTCACTGCGAGAGCAAAACAGATCCTCGCTGCATGCACGGTGTACCCGAGTAGCTACGAACTTGGGGCGATGGTTTCGTTGCAATACAACATCGGCCACGAAGCATTCTGTAGGTCGAGCGTACTCAAGGCGCACAACGCTGGAGATCGTCAGTCTGCATCCCGTGCGTATGGGCTGTGGAATCAAGCCACGGTGAACGGAGTGCGCCAGGAACTTCGCGGGCTGACTGCCAGGCGCGCGGCCGAGTCGGCGCTGCACCTGCGACCAGAAGACGGCGCCCCGGCTCTACGCATGCCGCAAGCGGTGGACACGCAAACCTCGCTCGCGCGCTCACCCGTCGTACAGAGCGGCACGGTGGCTGTCGCGGCCGGTGGTCTTTCAGTCGTCGGTGACGTTGGCAAGCACCTTGGGACTGTGGGAACAGTGGCGAAAGACGCCAAGACGTTCATCGTTGACACGATCGGTATTCCGGCATTTGCATTCGCTCCTCTCCTCCTGGTTCTCGTTGGTGCGGTCGTGA